TATCAAACTATATCGTTGGTATGCTCCTGATGGTCGCTCACAGGAATCATATCGTCTTGACAATATCGCCAATGTTGAGTTGGGTGATCGTAAGTTGTCTTACGCCGAGTATGGGTCTCTCCACAATCTGTATAAAGAGAACTATCAAAAATTCATCGACTATAACATCAAAGACGTTGAGATCGTAGAACGCCTTGAGGAAAAGCATAGGCTGATTGAGTTGGCGCTTACCTTGTCTTATGACAATAAGTGTAACTATGAAGATGTGTTTACCCAAGTTCGTATGTGGGATATTATTTGCTTCAATCATCTAAAGTCTAAGAATATTGTAGTTCCACCTAACGTCACACACGAAAAGGAAGCAGCCTATGTTGGTGCTTATGTTAAGGATCCTCTTATCGGTTTTCATGATTGGGTTGCAAGTTTTGACGTTAATTCTGAGTACCCATCAGTCATCATGGGCAGCAACATCAGCCCAGAGACTATTGTGGAACCTGATTCCTATAGTGAGTCTATGCGTTCTATCCTTTCTTGTAATGTTAATGTGGACTCCCTACTTACCAGAAAAGTGGACACAACTTCTCTTGTGGGTGACGATGTATGTCTAACAGCAAACGGTCAGTTCTATCGCCGTGACAAGCAAGGCTTCATGCCTGAAATGGTTGAGAAGATGTTTGCTGATCGTAAAGTATATAAGAAAGCGATGCTAGATGCCGAAACGAAATACGAAAATGAAACAGACAAAGCGAAGAAAGCAGAACTCAAAAAAGAGATTGCAAAGTTCAAAAACCTGCAACTCTCTAAAAAAGTCTCGCTCAACTCCCTCTATGGTGCGTTGGGGTCCAAGTATTTCAGATTTTTCGATCTACGCAATGCGATTGCTGTCACGACTACAGGCCAACTTTCCATACGGTGGATCGAAAATGCAATCAATTCATATCTACGAAAGATACTAAAGACGGAGAAAGATTATGTTATTGCGGTTGACACTGATTCGGTTTACCTCAACCTTGCAGATTTGGTACGTCAAACGCTGCTATCAGATGCTACAGATACTTCAAAATCCATCAATTTCATGGATAGAGTTAGCGAAAGTAAGGTTCAACCTATCATTGATAAGGCTTGCAGAGAACTTGGTGATTATACTAACGTCTTTCAACAAAAGATTGTAATGAAGCGTGAAGCGTTGTGTGATAAGGCTATCTGGACAGCCAAGAAGCGTTACATTCTAAATGTCTATAACAATGAGGGTGTTCAATACGCACAACCTAAGAAGAAGGTTATGGGTCTTGAAATGGTCAAATCATCCACACCCACAGCATGTAGAGAGAAACTAAGAGAGGCAGTTGATGTTATCTTTGATGCAGACGAAACGGCTATTCAGTCTTTCATTGAAACTTTCCGTAGTGAATTTAAAACTCTGCCTTTGGCGGACATTGCATTTCCTCGGGGCCTCAATGCTCTGGTTAAGTGGCACGATAAGAAGAACCTATATGCATCCGGAACTCCTATTCATGTTCGTGGTGCTATCTTATATAATCACCTTCTACATAAGCATGACCTTTCTATTAAGTATCCATTGATCCAAACTGGTGAGAAGTTGAAGTATATATACTTGAAAGAGCCAAATCATATTCAGTCAAACATCATTAGCTTTCCTGCTGGTGGTATCCCTGAGGAGTTTGATCTGCACAAGTATATCGACTACAATACACAGTTCGAAAAGTCTTTCCTAGAGCCATTGAAGATCATCCTTGAGGCTATTGACTGGAGAGCAGAACGTGTATCCAGTTTAGAGGATTTCTTTTCATGAGCAAACCAATCAATAAGATCGTCATAGTTGGTGGTGGTTCAGCGGGCTGGATGTCCGCTGCCACTTTCATCAAACGTCTTGCGGATAGAGAAGTCGTTTTGATCGAGGACCCAAACACACCTACAGTTGGTGTCGGTGAATCCACATTAGGTTTCATCAACGAGTGGTTGCGTCTTGTAGATATCAAAGATGAAGATTTTATGAGGGCTTGTAATGCAACTTACAAGCTATCGATTCGCTTTACTGATTTCTATAAGAAAGGTGCTGGATCATTTCACTATCCTTTCGGTAGTATTAATACTGTTGGCAATGTTCATGAAAAGAATGATTGGTACTATAAGAAGATGTTGTATCCTGATACACCTGTATCTGATTATGCAGACTGTGTATATCCAATCATGGCTCTTGTCAATCAAAACAGAATAGCAGAAGATGGTACATTCCCTAACTATCATATGGGAAATGATGTCGCTTACCATTTTGATGCTGTTAAGTTTGCTATATGGCTTCGTGATCATTATTGTAAGCCTAAAGGTGTAAAGCACATTCAGGCATTTGTAAAGCATGTCGAGGTAGGTGAAGATGGTGTAGAGTATCTTCTACTAGACAGTGGTGAGAAAATCTATGCCGATCTATTCGTCGATTGCACAGGCTTCCGATCGATACTTCTTGGCGAAGCATTGAAAGAACCATTCGTTTCATATGGTGACATTCTACCAAACAACTCTGCTTGGGCAGCACAGGTACCCTACGATAACAAGAGAGAAGAAATTGTAGAATACACAGACTGTCATGCTATCGGTAATGGTTGGGTATGGAATACACCACTTTGGAGTCGCCTAGGTATCGGATACGTTTACTCGGATAAATATATCGATGATGAAGGTGCTTTGGAAGAGTTCAAAGAACATTTGAAATGGCGTGGTAAGCTACGTGACGGTCAACAGTTTCGTAAGATCAAGTTCAAGACTGGTATTGCTAATCGTCTATGGGTCAAGAATGTTTGTGCCATCGGTCTATCTGCCGGCTTTATCGAACCTCTAGAAAGTAACGGACTGTATTCTGTTCATATGTTTCTAATTCGATTGATTCGTTCGCTTGATCGTGACAGTGAGCATCTTGTAACACAATGGGACAGAGACGGGTTTAACTATTCTTGTCGTATTATGTTTGATGGCTTTGCTCAATTCGTGGCACTACACTATTCCTTGTCAGTAAGAAACGATACCGAATACTGGCGTGCAGTATGCAATCGTAACTATTGCGATGTTGATAAGTCAATGCAGGACGGAACATCAGATACATCATCCTTCATTGATGCATATAAGGTTAAGTTTAGAACTAATCTGTATGGTAATGATGGTATCAATGCAGTTGGTACCGGAATGCATTATTTTCCAGTTGACTTACACCTCTCACACTCGTATAATCATCTTAACAATGATCTAGTGAGGGAGTTTCAGGATATAACAAATAAGCTAAACGAAAAGAAGAACTATTGGAATTACCTAGCATCAAAGCAGCCCAAAGTCTATGACTATATGAAGGAAAGGATCTATCATGGCGAAGAATAAGGACGAAAAGTATAAGCATTCCCCAGCCCGTCTTTATGAGTTTGTGCCAGATGAAGCATCAATTACACCCAACAATGTAGTAGAACTAGCACAACTGGTTCGTGTTGGGGTCGGTGGTGATCTTCTAAAGAAGCTATCACCGGAACTACAAAAACACTTTAAAGAGGTTGCCTAACGAGATTGTTATGTAACCTGACAAAGGAGATTCTATGTCAGATATTTTTAATCAACTACTAGCAGAAACAGATAATGAGTATGCAGGCGTCGTCGATGATGGTGTTGCTGCTGGTGACGTTTCTGGATTTATTGGAACTGGATCATATGCTATGAACGCATTGCTATCTGGTTCGATCTATGGAGGACTACCACAGAACAAGGTTACAGCATTTGCAGGTGAGCCTTCTGTTGGTAAAACTTTCTATGCCCTCAATGTAGTCAAGCAGTTTCTAGAGGATCATCCAGATGGATTTGTATTTTACTTTGAGTCAGAGTCCGCTATCTCCAAGCAATTCATTGTTGATCGTGGCATTGACGCAAGGCGTGTTGGTATTGTTCCTGTGGCTACTGTCCAAGAGTTTCGCACACAGGCAGTAAAGATCCTCGACAAGTATCTTGAAGGCAAGGACAAGCCACCGATGGTGTTTGTTCTTGACTCACTCGGCAATCTTTCAACCGATAAAGAAATGGCTGACATTGCCGATGGTAAAGATACAAGAGATATGACCCGAGCCCAGTTGGTTCGTGGTGCTTTCCGTGTTCTTACTTTGAAACTTGGTAAGGCTAAGGTTCCACTAATCGTCACCAATCACGTTTATGATGTTGTTGGTTCTTATGTTCCGATGAAGAAGATGGGTGGTGGATCTGGACTAGAGTATGCAGCATCCACAATTATCTTCCTATCAAAGAAGAAGGATAAGACGCTAGACGATGATGATGGTCGTACCGGTGCTGTTATCACCGCACACCTCAAGAAGTCTCGTATGACTATTGAGGATAAGAAGGTGGAGACTTGGCTAAACTATCAAGAAGGTCTTGACAAGTATTATGGTCTATTGGCACTTGCTGAAAAGTATGGCATTGTCAAGAAGGTATCGAACAAGTATGAGTTCCCTGATGGTCGCAAAGAGTTCGAAAAGGCGATCAAAAAGAATCCCGAAAAGTTCTTTACACAGGATGTTTTGGATATGATCGAAGAAGGATGTCAAGCAGACTTCCTATATGGCAAATATGCTGTCGAGACGGACGACACAGAGGTGTGATATGTATGTTGATCTATACGGTGATACTCATTTAGAGCCTGAGGATGTTGCCAAGATGATTGTCAGAAAAGGTTTATCACAGCCATTTTTGAAAGTTGTTCGTGAGCCAACAAAACACAAAGTTTTATCTATGGGTGTTTATACACTAGATGATGAAAGGGTGACCTTGAACAGGAGAAAAGGTTTATATGTGATTTATAGAAAGTATATGGACGATTTCGATTGTGTGTATGTTGGTGAAAGCAAATGGAGTATCGATCAAAGATTGCGTCGATTCTTCAAAGAAGCCGAAGGTAAATCAAGACATGATGAATCCCATCCTGCTGCCAAAAAAGCTAGGGAGGATGGTGTCTATTCTACAGACATGTTCTTTGTCAAGTTTGTTGATTATGATATTATGAATGAGGTCGACCGTATAGATCCTAACTACAAAGTTGCATATAAGAAAGTTTCAATAGATAAGTATGTTGCTTCTATCTTAGAGTCAAAGTATAATACAAGAAAGGCTAAAGTTTATGGAAATAGGTGTTGATTTCAAGTTTAGGGATGACCTATTCAATGCAAAAGAAGATGGAACAACGTGTCCCATCGAACTAATGCTTGACCCTTTCGAAGGAGTAGTGTATCGTTATACTACTGTAAGGTTCAAACTCGGTGAGGATGACATACCTCGGTTGCAGTTTGATTATGAGATTATCAAGACAAATGACCTGTCGATGATAACTCTAAGAAAGAATCAAAAGTTCAATGATGCTGTTGGACTGATTTTGAATACCTTACTATTAGATGCGTCAGAAGCGGAAGGTGTGAGTGAGACTAGAACAGACGATACTAAAGAACCTGATCAAGAGTGAGGACTATACCAGAAAAGTTCTTCCCTTCCTAAAAGAAGAATATTTTGGTAACATGGAAGACCGGCTGCTTTTCAAAGAAGTGGCTGGCTTCATCCTCAAGTATAATCAGCAACCATCATTTGATGCCTTAGACATTGAGATTAGTAACATTCGTGGAACGACGGATGATACTGTTAAGAACTTGCGTGAAACACTCAAGACGCTTGACGATGACAAGACCACAAATGAAGATTGGCTTATCGACTCCACAGAGGCTTTCTGTCAGGAGAAGGCAATCTATAATGCAATCACCGAATCACTGGAGATTATGAATGGGCGGGGGAAACTCTCTAAGGGCGCTATACCTACTCTACTGTCTGATGCTTTGGGTATATCTTTTGATCCGAATGTTGGTCATGATTATCTAGAACAGTCAGATGAAAGATATGAGCATTATCACAAAGTTGAAGAACGTCTACCGTTTGATCTTGATTTCTTTAATAAGATTACAAAGAATGGCGTTCCGAAGAAAACTCTTAACATTGTTATGGGTGGTGTCGGCGGTGGTAAATCTCTTACTCTCTGTCACCTTACTGCTGGTTATCTTTCTCAAGGTAAAAACGTTCTTTATATCTCACTAGAGTTGTCAGAGAACGAGTTGTCTAAGCGTATCGATGCCAATCTTATGAATGTTACAATGGATGATCTTATGGCATTGCCTAAGGATCTATATGATAAGAAGATCGCCAATCTAAAGCAAAAGACTAATGGTAAGTTGATCATTAAAGAGTTTGCTACAGCCACAGCATCTACAGTTCATTTCAGGTCATTGTTGAATGAGTTGAATCTCAAGAAAGGTTTTGTGCCTGATGTTATCATGATTGACTATCTAAACATTTGTGCCTCGGCTCGTTTGAAGCCAGGTGCAGGTGTGAATAGTTATACCTTTGTCAAAGCCATTGCAGAAGAAATCAGAGGTCTTGCGGTTGAGTATAATGTGCCTATCTGGTCTGCTACACAGTTGACCCGTTCAGGTTACACTAGCACAGATCCTGGTATGGAAGATACATCAGAGTCCTTTGGTCTGCCAGCGACGGCTGACTTTTTCTTTGCTCTTGTCGTAACGGAACAACTAACGCAGTTGAACCAGATTATGGTGAAGCAATTGAAGAACCGCTATAACGATCCATCGATCAACAAAAGATTTGTTATCGGGGTTGACAGGTCACGAATGAGATTGTATGATGTTGAGGCATCAGCACAAGACTTGTCGGACGCAGGACAAGAAGAACCACAGAAGCCAGTATTTGATAGAGCGAAAACCAGCAAGTTCAAAGGATTGAAAGTATGAACCGACTATATACATATTATCCAGAGTTTGACGAAAACGACTATCTACTATGGCGTGTATTTGAGGAAGCAACAAAGCAGATTGTTGCCGAGTTCTGGTTCGAAGATGAAGCGCAAGAGTATTGTGAGTTCCTCGAAAACGGTGGAGCCTTTGCTGGCTACACTCCTACCTTTGTCATCAAAAAGACACAATCATCCAATATAAATGATGCCTTCGCCGCTGCATTTGCGGAATAGTCAAAATATTTTTAAAAAAAGTTCTTGACTTTTCGATTTGTGGCATATATACTGTTCAGACAATAAGAGATTGGTTCCGTAGTTCAGCTGGATAGAACAGGGGATTTCTACTCCCAAGGTCGAGGGTTCGAATCCTTCCGGGACCGCCATTATATGAGGATGTGAAAGTGAAAAATTGGGATGCTGTTATCGCCATTGGCACTATTGTTGGTATGCTAACTACGGCCAGCGCTCTGGTGCTAGGCTGGATCTTCAATGTAGTGTCTATCTGGCATAGCATTGATAATCCTATAACAGCCAAGTTTATCCTTCGCTGCATCGGTATCTTTGTATTCCCTATCGGTGGAATCCTAGGATATCTATAATAACTGTGGGGGTGGGTGTAAGACACAAGAGGGATTTATAAACCCTTTAGCGGCCGATTACCGTTCTCGACCAGGAGCGTTACCTGGCACCCCTACCAAATAAATGTCAACAGGCTACAAAGTCAATAGATTAAGGGTGCGTCAAATTGTCGCACTTTTTTTGAAAAAAAGTTCTTGACTTTGAGTTTTGAAGCCTATATAGTATGCAACTGTTGAGTGAGAGACGACATGAAGGACGAGATCGTAAAACGAGATTACTTCTGGATAGTTGAGGCATCTGACCGTAACGGTCGCATTAACTATCGTAAAGAGTACCACGAGAAAGACGGCTCGGCATTCCGAGATTATGCTCGATTGAAAGCGCATGGCACAGTGTCCATTCAGCGCAAGTATAAAGAGTATAAGATTGCCTAGTTGTATGCTGTTTGACAATTGAATCTGGCTATAGTAATATAGTAATTGGGCTGCGGGTCGGACGCTAAGGCACGGGACTGCAAATCCTTGGGAACTCGGTTGAACTCCGGGGCAGCCCTCCATTACTATTACGCCAACGGATCAAACTACGGTTCGAAACGTTGACAAATGATACGGTAAGATTTGATCCGGACCTAGTTTCGATACAGGTGCAGATTCGGGAGAATCGAAGTAAATGGTAAACGGTGATAGGGCGACCTATTGGTCATTGTTGGTCCGTTGGCGTAATAGTAATATTCGGGTGTAATCAAATAGTAAGGATCGCTGGCTGTTAACCAGTTGTATGCAGGAGCGTAACCTGCCGCCCGAGCCAATCATGGCTCCTTCGTCTATCGGTTAGGACACGAGACTTTCAATCTCGG